ACACCACCTACTGGCAAATTTACACGCCACCCACACAAAGCGATGTATTCACAGCTCGTACCAAAGACAACCAAATCAACGATGCCATACTCACACAGGCCGACGTTGAAGTTCCATTAAGCGGATACGATACACAGCAATATTATGTTATGCCAACATTAGAAGATGGCAGTCCTGCTAACCCAACTACACTGACCACAGGCGATAACAACACTGTGGACGGTACACAAGGTGGCATGGATGTTACCCCAAGTGGTCCTGGTTATACCAAGGGCTATCTAACCGGAGACACTGTGCCAAACGGTGAGCCGGTGGTAACCGGAGTTGCTTTCCCGTTGAACCCTGTGGATGGAGATTATTGCTTGAGATTAGATTACTTCCCAAATAGACTGTTTAGATACAACTCAACTGTGAAACGTTGGGCCAAGATCGAAGATGGTGTGCGCACCAATCTCAACAACGGGCCCACCAACAATACTTTACGCTCCAGCTTTGTTAACAATACATATACTACACGCACCACTGATATGGGCAATATTCCAAGTCGTCAGAGTCTCAGTGAAGCTCTCAAACCACGTGCGGACAACGGTGATCAAGGTGGCAACTTGCCACCAAGCCCGCCACCTAATACCCAACCTGGACAACCATCGAGTTAACAATGCAACAATTTTTTTATGATGAGCAGCTACGCCGATTCCTACTACAGTTCACCAGAATTGTCAGCAACTTTCAAATTGAATACGGCAACGAAACTGATGGTGTCAACCGTGCGGCCTTGATTCGTGTGCCAGTGCGCTACGGAGATGCCAGTCGCAACGCACAGGTGATCATGCAAGAGAACAGCCGTAACTCAATGCCAGCAAGTCCTTTGATGACTTTCTACATTAGTAGTTTGGACTATGATCGTCCGCGCATGCAGGAACCTTATCATGTGAGCAAACTCAATGTTCGTCAACGCACCTATGACAGTGCGACTGAAACGTTTGAACCCACACAGGGCAATGCATTTACTATTGAACGCTTAATGCCTGTGCCGTACAAAATGGGAATTACTCTAGATATTTGGACATCAAACACCAATCAAAAAATGCAGTTACTAGAGCAGATGTTGACCTTGTTCAACCCCAGCCTAGAAGTGCAAAGCACTGATAACTTTATTGATTGGACCAGTTTGACTGTGGTAGAACTTGAGTCAGTTACATGGACTTCGCGCACAGTTCCCATTGGTACTGAAAACCCCATCGACATGGCCACAATCAAATTCAACATACCAATCTGGCTCAGCTCACCAATCAAGGTCAAGAAGCTGGGTGTGGTAGAACGTGTGATTGCATCCATGTATGACTCACAGGGTGACTTGAACAATGCTGTTACCAATAACGATTTGTTACTGGGCACAAGACAAATTATCACTCCCTATAACTGGGCTGTGGTTGTGATTGGTAACCGGGTACAATGTCTTCAACAACGCAGTGTGGTTCAAGAGCCTAGTAACACTGTGCTGACTCCACCAGACATTGTAAGTGACAGCAATCTGCTATGGCCCACAGTGATTGGCACATACGGAGTGTTAAGACCTGGAATCAGTCAACTGCGCTTGATTCAAGCCGATGAGTCTGAAGTGGTTGGTACCATTGTGGTTGATCCCAACGATGATAGATTTGTGTTGTTTGATGTGGACACAGATACCACACCCCAAAACACGCTTGATCCTATTGACGCTGTGATCAATCCCTTGGCCAGCGGCCCGCAAGATGGACTAGACTCATCCATGGAAGGACAACGGTACCTATTGACTGAGGCAGTTGGTAGTGAAGACAATCTTGCACCAGCAGTGGCCTGGCAAGGTGCCAATGGACGACCGCTTATTGCCAATGCCAACGATATTATTGAATATACTGGCAACTATTGGAGGGTGGTGTTTAGAGCTGAAGGGCAAGCCGCTGGACAGTATGTCACAAACATCACCACTGGTATACAGTACGAGTGGAATGGTGAGGCCTGGGTCAAGAGCTATCAAGGAGTGTATGTGGGAGGCACATGGCGTCTAGTGCTTTAAAAGCAGTTGGCGTGTGGTTTCGTAGTCGAGATACTGGTCGCTATCTGTATTTGTTACGCAACGATGTCAAGCATCCTGGTGCTTGGGGACTTCCTGGTGGTAAAATTGAGACAGGCGAAACTTTACTTGGTGGCATGGAACGGGAATGTATTGAAGAGCTGGGTTTCTTTCCCACTTATCTTCGCCTTATACCACTAGAAAAATTCACCAGTGCTGACTCTGCATTTGAATATCACACATGGGTGTGTGTGGTTGCCACGGAGTTTACTCCACGACTCAACTACGAACACTTGGGCTATGCCTGGATAGACAAAGGTGCATGGCCTAAGCCTATGCACCCTGGTTTATGGAACACTGTAAATCTCGAAGCTGTTCAAAGCAAAATCCTGCTGGTCGAGCAAGATCTTGCAAGTCTTTAAGACTGACTTTCTTCAAACTGTATCTGGATCTCTCCAGTTGGGGTTGTTGTTGTTGACAACGCAGTAATTTGCACCGCCAACACCTCTGGACCATTTGGATAAGTGCCTGTTCCGGGAATTGAGCTTGTTCCAATCTGTTTAACTGAGCCCAAGTCCAACACACCTGAGTTGGTTGTTGAAAGTGGTATCGCAAACAGTCTTTCGCCACCTTGCAGTTCACTTGTAATCGCCGCAATCTGCATGGTCAAATCATTAGCTGTGGTTGCGCCACCTATGGTGTTGCCAAGAATCTTGATAGTATCGCCCACAGCGTAACCTGAGCCAGATGTTTGCACAGTGATCTGTGTGGTTGTGGTTGAGTACGCAGTGCCTGCGGCAGTGAGTTGCACAGTGATAACAGCATTTGCACCTGAACTGGACACGTTGATCGGGGTCAAGTTGCCAAAAGTTCTAGCACTACTAAATGTTACTTTCACGCCTGAACGTGTCATACCACCTGTGGTATTAAACGCTGCTGATGTCAAACCACCTGTTGCTTCTGACGTGTAACGTGGTGCAGTTGAAAACTGCGAGAAGCTAGGTTGAAATCCGCCGCCCAAGTTGTTCAGGCCTTGCCAGCTGGTATTGGCCGAGTCAATGTTGCTGGGGTTTAAGATACCTTCAATCAAGTAGCGTCCAGCGGTTACCTGAACGTTCAAGTTACTCAATGTCAACTGAGCGCGGTTGATAAGGTCACGCACCCCCAAGTTGCCAATGATACCGTTGGATACACTCGGTGCTAGGCGCATGACAAACGCTGTTGCTTTGTCACCAACCGCTGCCGGGAAGCCATAGTTGGTGCGGTTGAATGTAAACTGATAACCTTGGTCATTGTCGAACCCGCCGTCCATAACTACTGCACTACCCCAATGGTTAACCAGTGGAATACAAGTATTAGAAATCAAAATAACACCTGTGTTATCAGCATGCGTGGTTGGAGAGCTGGATGTATAACTTCGGCTTTGGCCTTCTGCCCATTGTGTAAATGTTGCCCCGCGTGTGCAACCTGTTAGGTCGTTGCCGCTCTTGCCAGAGTATTTGATAATTTCACTTTCAATCATGACAAACACAGGATATGTCACACTGGCCGGTGGATAATCAGTTGCGTCACGCAAGGTGATTGTGGTTTGACTATTGGTAATTGCGCCGTTAAGACCAGTCACTGGGGTTTCATTAATAGCTTCGTACCGTGCTGGCAAGTTACCTGAACGCATATACGCTTCGTTGTTCAAGTTGTTGTTGGGTCTACGGTGTGCCATGATAAACTTACCGTCTTGGCCACGAATCATCCACTGTACATAACCTGCACCGTACCATGAGTATTCAATGCCATACATCTGCATCTTGGTTGGGTCTAGTGTAAAGCCCGATGCACCTGTGCCATCTAATGGATCAATGTTGAAGTCTGCTTGACGCACACGGAGCTCGTTACGCAGGGCTGTTCTCACACGATTTTGGTTGCTAACGCCACGGAAGGCAGGCACAACTGTTATGCGGTTGTTGTCGATAATACTGGTAACAGTATGACTCATACCTTTGATTACCAGCAAGTCACCGTTGTTGAGTTGGTCTTGGAAGCGGCAGTTGCCGTCACCAGTAACAAGGTTGGATCCTGCACCAACTGACACCAAACCGGCAACTTGGAATGTGCTTGAACGTTGTACTGCATTCACTGTGATTCCGTTGTTCTCCCAGTACAGTCCGTTTTGGTCGTCAAAGATACCAGCACGGATACTTGCGCCGTGCCAACCGGTAACATTCAATCGAGGTTGTTGTCCTAGTACTGGTGTTGTGCTTCCTAATAGCGCCTGTGCCTGTACTGTGAAACTGGTGTCTGACAAGATTGAAGTTACAACATAGTTGGATTGGTCGTAACCCGATGTTGTGATTCCTGTGATGGTCACTGTGGCCCCGGGATTCAAGCCATTTTCAACGTCTGTGGTCACAGTGATATTGCTTGAAATTGCAGTGCCATCTGCGCTCAACGCAGTAATGTCAAACGTTGGGGCCATCACTGTACCAGTGGAGAACAAAATGCCTTTACCAGATTGATAGCGGAAGTATTTCTTGGTAACACGAATTGCACTTGCACCGCGAGTTGGGGTGCCTGGACCCATTAACACACCACCATCAAATGGTCGTGGTATAAATGCCGCATTGCTTCGCACAAATGCCAGGCCTGCAATGCTACCGCTGACCGCGGCACCAGTTTTGGCTTGATATGTAAATGTCGTTGTGCTTGGTACACTGAGAATTGTGAACGAGCCTTCAGCGTACTCATAGTTAGTACCAGCACTCAAGTTCATCAAGATTGGGGTACCTGGCACAAGACCGTGAGCATAAGTTGTTGTCACAGTGATTGTGCTTGGGTTGTTGCCGTCACTCACAATACTTGTTACGTCAAAGTCAGCACCAGTATATGGATACGCCTGACGAATGATTGTGTCTGTTTGATTCAGTGGATATCCAGCGGCCAAACTTGGACTACGACGTGGGTAGTAGAAGAAGTTGTTGGTATTTGCTTGGAATACTAGGCCAACACCTTCTGTGTTTGAATTGTTGGTGTTTTGTGTACTCACATATTCATTGACGTCAAGTGGTGTGTCACTTTGGTTCACACCCACTTGTGGAATTGTGTTGGCTCCTGTGGCATAGAACATACCAGTCATACGAATCATTGGAGATCCTGCACCGGCTGCTGTCAATGCTGTGGTGTTAAATTGTCCACGAGCGATAGTTTGTGTACCGTTTACCGCTGTACTGATCACAGTGTGTTGTATCAATTCAATGTTGCCACTGAGTTTTTGCAGTACTGTGCCTGTGGCATACGAATTAGCAGCAGTGGTGTTGTACCAACCGCGATTGAGTTGAAGTGTGGTTCCGTCAGTTACAGACTGAACTTGTGCTATTTCCAAAGTGCTGACAGGAAAAATGCCATTGCCAATGGTAATATTACTACCTGCCAAGTTTGTGTTATTGGTTTGACGAACAACTGTTACCGCGTTGCCAGAAACGTTGGTAACCGCCATTGTTTCATAAGTGTTTGCAGTATCTGTTTGAACAATGATATAGCTACCGTCAACAAGCCCTGTGGTGGCCGCCACGTTGGCACAGTTAACTGTTGTTGTCCCAGTGCTGGTAATGTTGGCAACTGCCAGTGTAGTTCCGCCTGTGGTTGGACGACCAATAATCAACACATTGTCGCCAGCTGTGATACCACTTGATGTGC